TAAAATTAAGTTTCTGTAGCATAACTGCCGTATTATATAGAGTTTTTAAGTAATTGCTACCGTATAATTATCATCTATTTCGTCAAAATCTAGATTAAAAGAGATGATTATTTTCTCAACATCTTCGGTTATTTTAGGCGATCTATGAATTATAAAACTAGGAAAAATAACTATGTCTCCTTCTTTAGCGTCCACCTCGAATATTTTTTGTTCATTAACTAATTGTGTTTTAGTAGCACCTTTTGGAAACTGTAGATAATATACACCTGTATAATTATTGCTGTGAACATGCCAGTTGTGTACACCGTGTTTTTTATATTTTTGAAACCACAAATTTCTAATATATACTTTGTTTAAATTTAAATGTTTTATGCATTTTAAAAAATGTCTGTGTAAAAAAGGCATAATAAATTTTACCCACTCTCTATTCATATTGGTGCTTTCTTGCCAATCTAAATAATCAATCTTATCGTTGGGATTACAATCAAAATCATTTTTTGATTTATTTATAAGGACTAATAATCTATCTTTAATTGAATTATGAAATTCAAACTTATCTTGAAACCCGTATGATTCTAATTTTATTTTTAACATATTACAAATAATTTAAATTTATTACAATTCTTCGATCTCTATCTGTTTGACTTACTGCTGCATGAGGTGTTTTTGTGTCGATGATTAATAGTTTATTTTCCTCTGCTTTTATTTTAATTTTATTTTTTAACATAGTATAACCATTGTTTGTATTCATATACAATAAAGCTGTGTTACAATAAAATGGTTTATCCACATGAAAATCAGATTTAATATGTTTTGCAGTTTTAAAAAGTAAATTAGCTCGCACTTCAGATACCATATTTACTTTTAATCTTTGTATAATAGAAACAATATAATCTTCATAGAAAATAGAGTTTGGTTTATTATCATAAAAAAAATTATGACTCATGAAGTATCCATCATTTTTAGTTTGATGTGGTTGAAAAAACCAGGGGAAAGTATTTGAAAACATTAAATCCTGTAAAGATTTAAATTGTTCTTTTGGTAAAAAGTTTTTTATTTCTTTATATTTATATTCCATTCCAAAGCACCAACAATGTCATTTAAATTAATTTCCTGTAATTTATGTGCTATAATAAAACTATGTAATTCTACAGCTTCTACTACAATCCATTTATCTGATTGTTCAAAAACAATTTTATCTGCTTTAGATCTAGTAGTAAGTGGTTTTACATTTCTTCCGTTTATATCCATACTGTATGGTCTAATGTCATATTTTAATTTTTGATTTAATCTATTTTTTAATATGCCGGACACATCCCAAATTTCTTTTTCTTTTTGTTTTTTAGTAGCAAATTTTACATCGCTTAAATGTTTATCAATAAAATCTTTCATATCTTAAAATCAAAGTTTATAATAGTTCTTTCGTTATAATCAACAGGGCAGTTTCCAGAGTGATATATATCACCATCAAAATATATAGCTCTTCCTTTTTTAGGAGATATTCTTTTATACTCTTCTGCTTCTGTATCTAAATACATATCTTTTGTAAGTTTATTTTTAAAAAATACTGTGTCTCCATCAGAATCATCTACATAGTATAATAATGTTTTGTATGGTAAGTGGTCTTTAACATCTATGTGTGGAACATTGTATTTTTCTATAGAATGATTTTTAATTCTAAATGTTCTTCTTATTCTAACTCTTATCATATCTTTTATTTTTACTTTTTCTTTAACAACAAAAAAATTTAATATCGTTGAAAACAACTCATAGTCATTAGAGTTTATACCGTTTTCATCAAATAGAGTATGAACAAAAGCAAAAGTTTTTGTTATGTTGGGATTAACAAATTTTTTATTCTCTTGCCCATAGATTATATCATTAAAATAAAACCAAGAAAAATTTTCATTCTTTAATCTTTCTATAAATCTATTTTGAATAGACACTGGTACAAGATTATCTAACGTTTTTATCATGGTTTATAATTTGTAATATTATAGGGGTATCCAAGGTGTGGTCTGTTATCAAATAAATTTTTATCCCAACCTTTAGTTGCTTTGTTATTATAATGTAAAAACACTTGTCCACACATATAACCATCAAAGGGTTTTCTCCAGTGAGGTAATTCTATTCCTCTATATATAAGTAAATCTCCTGGATTTAATTTAACTTCAACATCTTTTTTATTTGCGTCTTCTAAATATATAGGCCACAGGTCTCCACCTAAATTTAAGGTTGCAGATATTTCACAACTAAATCTATCTTGATGTCTTTTTAATTCATCTCCATTCTTATATAGTCTTGTGTATGTATATGTAGGAGCTAATTTTAATTTTGTTTTTTTCTCCAGTTTACTATGTATAATCGTTAGCAAAGTTTCCATAGCGATATCTGAATAACAAGAATAGGTTCCTGGAGCCTGAGGATCGCCATCTGTACCTAACAACCTTGCATCTACTCCTATTCTTTTTAATGAATAAAAAGTTTGTTTTTTCATTCTTAAATAATTAAAAACAAAATCAGCAAGTTCTTTGCTAATCATATTTTTACACACTTGATATTTATTTTTACTAAACATATGGTGGTCCTAACGCCCAATTAACTAAACTGTATCTTACACCCTTTTTTACAGGAGTAACTCGGTGCCATACAAAAGAAGGAAAAACTATGACACTACCTTGTTTTAATATTTTACCTTTTTCTAATTTTACTTTTGTCTCATCAATAGTGCCCTCGCATAATTTATTAGTATAACCTATTTCAAAGTCTCCTCCCTCATACGACAGAGGATCATTTAATAATATACTACAAGAAATTTTTCTTATCTTATTATTGTATTCAGCAAATCCGTGATCAACGTAAGGTTCGTCCCATTGATCTGTATGCCAGTTATAATATTGTTTTGGTTTATATTGTGTAAATTGAACGTTTTCATTCCAATCTATGTTAAAGTTCCAACCTGCATTTTTATTAGCTAGATTTACAAAATAATTTATTTTTTCATATATGGCTGGATCTCTGATCCAGCTAACATTAGAGTCTCTAGATTTTTTATCTATTTCAGATTTATTATCGACGCCTCCAACTTTACCTTTTTTTGATTTTATTTTTTTATTTGTTTTGATTATAGTATTACAAATTTTTTTATCTAGACCATCTGTAAAAAACCAAACATTATGTTTCAAATTCATTCTGTATACAACCTCTCAATATCTGCAAAATATAGATAATCTATATCAGAATTTTCAAAAGTATCTATAGCATCTTCTGGAGTTTCAACTAACGCATCCCCTGCTAAATTAAACGACGTGTTCATTAGTATTGGCACCCCTGTCTTTTTATTAAATAGTTTTAATATTCTATATAATACAGGGTTTTGTTTTTCATTAACTGTTTGTATTCTGCAAGTATTATCTACGTGTATTACTGCAGGGATTTTTTCTTCAACTCCTTTTAATGCTTCAACAGCATATAACATGTAAGGTGAGTCTTTTAATCCTGCCATGTCAAACCACTTGTGTGCTTCTTCTTCTAGGATTGATGCACCAAAAGGTCTGAACCACTCTCTTTGTTTAACTTTATTCATTATATCTTTACCATTTTTTATTCTTGGATCTAATAACAGTGATCGATTTCCTAAAGCTCTAGGACCTGCTTCTGCTCTACCTTGGTATAGACCAACAATTTTTTGATTAGTTAAATGTTCAACTACAGTTTCTATTTTATCATTACCTTTGTCAATTGTGTATTTAGGCTGTGGCCCTAAATAAATATTATCCCAATCATTATTTTTTCCACACTCCTGACTATATACTATAGCTGCTCCTATACTATTACCTTCATCACCACATAAAGGATCAATATAAAGATTCACATCTTTAGGTAAAGCTTTCTTAAGTCTGTAGTTAAAAACTACATTCAACCCACAACCACCAGTTATAATAATATTTTTGTGATTAGTCGCACATCTATTTAATACTTCTACTATTTCTCTTTCAAATTTCATTTGTGTTTCATACGCTAAATCATAATGAATGTCCTTAAAATTTAATTTTCTGTGATAATAAAGTTCAGGGAATTTTTCTAGATTAAGTGAAAAATTAATATTTTTACTATATTTATCCTTGTAAAAAAACAAATCTTCATCTGATAATATTTCTTCTACTCTTTTATTTGGTTTTCCATAAGACTGTAGACCCATTAATTTTCCTTCATCACATGTTCTAAATCCTAAAAAATTTGTTATTCTACTATAAAAAGCTCCAGCAGATGGTCTGTGATCTACGTCAAACTTTGTACCATCATCGATAGCTATAGGTTTAGCTTTGAAATCAAAACCATATACTTCTTGTGGTTTTACTTTTGCATTATGACCTTGCCTTGTGGTTACAAGTTTTTTATATAAAGTATCCATACCAGCTGCATTTGCTTGTTCGTTTATACCACAGTTATAAACAGAAATTGTTTCAAATGCTTGCTCTCCATTGTCTAAGATATAACTAGAGCCTCTGCCATCAGCAACTAAAATTAATGCTTTTTTCATTTTTGATGCAAAGAAAGCACGAGCTGCGTGAGTGTAGTGATGAGATTTATAATAGTGATATACATCATGATACGGAGAAACTATTAAACCTATTTTTTTCATATACCCGTAAATAGGATGTGCATCAAAACTATTGTAACCAGTTGCTATTACTTTATCTATTTTTACATTTAATTTTTTTACTTCATTTAATAAATGATATGGAAAAAAACTATCGTTTTTTATTTTAGATAATCTTTCTTCTTGATTGTAATAAACTAATTTACTGTCACAAAACAAAGCTACAGATGCGTTATGATTTTTTTGTAATCCTAATATATTCATATTTTTAATTCTGTTAAAGTTTCTTTAGAACCAAAGTCTCCTTTTGCAAAAACATTAAAAGCTAAACTTACTCTTTTACCATAAGTTTTTTCAACATTGCCAACTTCATGCATTAATGAAGAAGGAAACAATATAACTTTATTTGTTTCAGCGGGAAGCCACCATGTGTCTGCATTATATAAATTAAACTCTGACGGGTATATCTTTATTTGATCA